TTTTGCGTCTGGATCAATAAGAATATCTAAAGGGTCTTTAGTAGTTATACGCACTTCGCCTTGAATGTGATCTTTAAAATCTATACGCACATCGTAATAGCCTCGGTCTTGTATAAGACCATCAGCAAAAACTTGAGACTCTAACCACTCCATCTTATTGTTATCGGTAATTTGTAGGTATAGTTTAGTTAAAACATCAGCGGTTTCCGCTACACCATTACCTCTAGGTTTGAATTTTACATCGGCTTTTCTAGTTCTTTGTTCACCTAAAACAGCATTAACAGTAGGTAATATAGTATTGATTGTAAGAGCAGGACGCCCTTCATCATCTAGAGTAGCAACATCAGCTGGATCCCATTGGTTGCCTCGGTAGAAAGCATCACATTTTTTTGCTGTCTCGATATAGTCAAGATGGCCATTGTCGCGCGCACGTTCGTAACGCTCAAACTGATTGGTAGCTATTAAATGCTCTTCTTCCTTACTAAGTTTCTTTTTCTTTTTATGATACATTAAGAACTCATTGCTGATTTACGTTTATCTGTCTTAGCTAAATATTTTAACTTATCTCGCCAAGAAGGTTCGTGTTCTATCTTCTCTACAAAAGTAGCGAATTCGGTCATCATCAATCCTATCCATGCTAGTGCATCCACTTGGTCATCATGAACCCCGTTTGGAAAACGCAAAAGTTCCGCAATAAGCGGACCAACCCATACCGGATCTTGTGGAAAGTATACCATGCCCTGTTGCATTCTACCTTGAATCGCACGACCCCTTGCTTCTTTATCACGTCGTCCTACTTTTAAATCTTTAAAGTAAGCTTCGTTGAGCCCACGTTCGCGAACTCGTTTTTGCAAAAAAGGCCCCAATGCCATTTCTATATGTCCTTTCTCTATGCCCACTACATGGGGACGCCAAGTTTCATATAAGTCTAGGATTTGTTCAACAAGTTCAAACCCGTCATACTTCCCTCGTACACAATCTACTACGTATAAATTATCGTATTCATCAACCCCAACAACTAACCCAACAGAGTAGTCATTACGTTCACGTTGACCAATCGCTAGATCCCAAGCGCAATAGTAGCGTAACTTGTCCAAGTCTACTTCAGTTTCATCATAATACCTAATCATTTCTCGGTTAAAGTACTCACCTTCATCGTTAACTGGGTTCTGCTGATACAGAGCCGACCAGTCACGTGGACCTACCGCTCTTTGAATCTGGGTGAGAGCTTCCGCACTGTAACGCTCTGGGTGAAGCGCTTCGCCTTTTTCTCTAAACTCTTCATCTTCTTCGGCGATTGCTGGATACTTAACTACTTCCCACTGATCCGCGCCCGCGGCTGCTGCTGATAATAATTTGCCAGCTAAGTCATCATCGTGCCATCGAGTAAGAATTACTAACACACCGCCCCCTGGAGCAAGACGTGTGTACGCAGTTGACGTGTACCAATCCCAGACTGAATCTCTGTTATATTCTGATTCGGCGTCCTCTCGGTTTTTTACCGGATCATCGATGACGAGCACGTGCGCACCTTTACCAGTAATACCACCACCAACACCAGCTGCTACATAACCACCGCCCTTGGTTGTATTCCAAGATTCTACGGACTGCGAACTAGGGTCTAAAGAAACACCAGAAAAAACATTTTTATAATTAGGCTCTCTTAACTGCTGACGAACCTTACGACTAAAGTTCATGGCCAACGATCCAGAGTATGAACAGCTAATAAACTCATGTTCAGGGTTTTTGCCTAAGTGCCACGCTGGAAAAGCAACAGAAGCTAAAGTAGATTTACCATGCCTAGGTGGCATAAATAACATCAACCTAGGAGATTTCCTGTCGTTTACATCTTGACTAAATTTTTCTAAACGCAAGCAAATATCTTTGTGTACCCAACCTGCTACATAATCAGAATTAAATCTTTCAACAAAAGGTAATAAGTGCTTACGTGACAAAGCGCGCATTGCTAACTCTTGTTGTGCTTTTTCTTGTTCAGTTTGTTCAACTGTTTCTACTGCTACTGGTTCTTCTGTTTGAGGAGCAACTAAACGCTCTGCTTCATCAGCTTTACAATATACGCATATTTGATCGTCTCCTGGGTACAACGTTTCAGGATGTAACGATTTACAAGTGGTACATTCAATCTTTTTTATTTCCATCTTTTTTTGGCATTAGATATTGATTATCAGTTCCTGCTATTTTTAACAATTCAGCATCTGGTAATTTTTCTAGTTGTTGAACTGTTTTATCAAGATTTATATTTATTTGCGTCGCATGTTCTGGTGCAAATAGACCGTGGAGCTTGCACAATGAATCAGTAATAACTTTTTCTTCAGTAGCTGTTACAGATTTACGGTGCGCTTCTAAGTACATAGAAGTAGCTTGTTGTTTATCAAACTTAATTTCTTCTTTAAATTCTGCACGCATCCTGGCCAGCATTTTGTGTACAGCGGGTTTTTTAAATATTTTATAAACATGCTCATTGTTAGTATAACCAGCTGCTCTACCAGCTGCTGCTTTGGACATACCACGAAGGTGAAATAAAAGTAAACGCTCTTCTTGAACACTCAATTCGTTTAGTTTTACATCTGCGTAAGGGTAGTGAGACTGAAGCTCGGCCCTTTCTTGTTCAAAATTCTCTTCTTTATCAGTCATTTTCTTTGAATTCTACTATATTTTTACACCACCAGTACAATAAGTCCTCAGATAAGTTGTGTTTTAAAATATTTACTCTGCTACAAACTAATTGAATATTGCTCGGTATATACCAAATAGTTGGGTCTATTCTATCAATTGAAGCGTTCAAATCTTTTTTACCATGCCCATCTTTATGGTAAGTCATATATAAATTAGTAAGTGCACACTTACCTTCTTGTTTCTCCCAAACTTTTACAAGATCTTCTGGTTGAATATCCCAAACCACATCTTTGTTATTTTTAGTTCTAGAGTATTTTAGATGGTGATATAAACTTTTTAGATATGCTTCTGGAGAACCACTTTTTTTCTTGTTTCTTGCAATAGTACGACAGCCAAGACAAGTTGACCGGTAGAAAACTCCTTTAGCATTGGAAGACTTATATTTACTTTTGGGGAAACTTTTTCCGCAACCCGCACATTTCTTTGTGCTCATGCTTAGTCACTATATAGGGTAATAATTTTTTTGTGAAATTTTTTTGTAAAATTTTTTTCAGTAAAAAATTGTATTTTACTGCTCAGACATTGTCCTTACTATCATAGTTGCAGCACCCCTTTCCCCGATTTAGCATTTGGAACCTTGTTTTGCATTTTACTGTCGTGGAACCTTGTCAGAAAAAGCTGGACATTCGTCCACCTTCTTCAATGGACTTATGTGACATCGGGAGATTGGCTCCTGATGCATTAACTCTAAACAAAGGAGATACAATGAGTATTACTTTTATAGATAGCAAAGACATTTCTTTGCAACCGGACCCTGCCAAAAATGATGGCAAAGGGAAAATTAAAACTTGGACTAAAGGTGGGGGCATCGTATTGGATGTCACATTGGAAGACCTAGATGGTGAGCTTCAAAACACTGGAACTTTATATTCCGCAACTTTGAACTTCAACAAAGGCATCTCCATTAGCATCTTTAATAAAACAACTGGTGAGCGTATGGTTGTATTCCCATCTCAAGACGACCCAGCAAGTCCTAGATATGCTAATGGCTCTGCCAATGGCAAGCCTAAGAGAAGAAGAACCGCTAAAGCTACAGGCGTTGATGTAGCCAACCCTTTAGGTGAGTAATATGAATATCAAATTCAAAACTCCTTCCCTAAAAGCTTTAGCTGCTAGTCCCTTTCGCCTAGCAGGTAAGGCATATCTCTTCGCCAAAGAAGAGTTTGTTAATGGTGCAACGCCTAAACAAGAAGAGCCAGCGGCGAAACGCCCTAGCCCAGTAGTTTACAACCACGAGAAAGGTGGTTACGAACGCCAAGGCTAAGCCCTTCAAGCTTTGGAGCTCCTTCGGGGGCTCCTTAGCTTTTTTTTTAAAGCAATGGAAACTATTATGAGTGTGCTATTACTTTC